GTTACTTGGGCGTCAGGCTTCTTCTCAGAACCGGCCTCAACCCTCACTTGAGCTTTATCAAACTCAGCATTGGTTAACTCGGGTGACTTCAACATCTGAGGAATGAACGAGTAATCGTCGCTCGTGTAATCTTCCGACAATAACTCTTTAGCAAGAAATCTCTGCTCACAAAACGAGTAGTCCAGCAAAATAGGTTGCCTAAAATTTGGGGTGTTCTGAAACGCTCTAGCATATCTTTCTCGATAACGTTCGAATCTTTCCTTCCCAGAGGTCCACGCAAGAGAGATGGCCGTATTTGCGTTATCAATAATCGCGATGCGTGGGTCACCATCTGCCGCCTTATTCGATACATACTGGACACATTTATCAAGTGGACCCTCATCAATGCATGCCATGTACATGATACCTGCATACTCATCAGTCAAGCGGGTAGTGCAAGCCAAGAAACTGCACTCTGTTACGTCTCTATCAGGAGGGAAAACTGCCGCTTTCTTTGCGTCTGTGTACTTGTAGCCAAAGTTATCAAAAAGAAACTTAGAAACATTTGCGCCGGAAAACCAATCAATGCAAGAAGCTCTAGTGACGAAATTATCGTCGCCGGCAAGTGACATTCTAACAAAATGCAAGAAACAATAAACATTGGCCTTCAATGGGTCATATTGTTCGGCTAGACCAAAATAGGCCACTCCAAGTAGGATGCCACTACAGAAAGAGCATATGAACGCTGTCAGCCAGTTCCCACTGGGGTTACCGAACTTTGCTCTAAAAAGATCAGAACCAAGAACGAAGTAATAATGGCATAAACTGGCCAAATAACTCGCCCTCTGTCTCTTTTCTTCATCCGTTGGAGTCTCGCCATAATAGGCATAGATCCTGTTCGTAAAGCGATAGAGCTCGTCATAAATTTCGCCCTTTATAATGTTCTCCTGACCGCCAATGTCCCCGTCAAACGCTTTATAGCCAATCTCTCGGTGCCACTTTATAAAGTCATCCCAGTCGCTTGAAAAAACATTCATGCCACACTTGAACGGGATGCGATCGAAGTGTTTTTTAAAGAGACCGACCATTGCTCCGAAGTACATCTTTCCACAAAGGTTGGCTTCAATGGGGGCACACTTTATACCTCTTGTTTTCTTAACAACTCCGTCTTCATTGCACTTGAGAGTCTCATCCTTCATGCAAAGCTGATTGACATAGAATGGCACAACTCCGTCGCTAAAGGCATTATGGAGTGTGGCAACGCGCTGAGCACAATCAGGGTCGGAGATGAACCAGTCGCCATCGCCGTTCTGTTCCATGATACCGTGCTTACCCTTCACCCCATGCTTCCTACTAAGGGTCGATGGGAGTCCAGGAGACCCTGCCGTGGGGTACCTGTCCACAAGGCGCCCATCGCCATTAAGAGCTTCTTTCAATGTCAAAACACGAATGTGAGTTTCCTCACAGACGGGTATGACAGAAGTTACACTCTCAAACAATGCGTCGCCCGCTAACTTCACCCACTTTTCCGGCATAACGGCAAGGGAAGCATCCGCACGGTTTGCGATCTGAGCTAGGACATCAAAAGGGCCCAGACTCGTTCTAGCGTCAGTGGGGTCTCCCATAATGGACGGCTCGTAAATGACGTCCTTCTCAAGATGGTTGTATATGAGTGATCTCACATACTTTGTTTTTGATGAGACACCGGGCGGCGCCCACGTCAATTTACCGAGATGTGTATATGAATCATTGAGCTTAACTCTGGGCTCGCATGGAACCACATCCGAAACTGCGCAATGCTTAGTAATCGGATAATGTTTTCTATCCAATTCAGCTAAACACTCGTGAACCTCATCAATCGTCACAACCGCCGACGTGGATTCACTTGAGAGAGGGCGCGATCTAATCCCGACATGTATAGATAAGATCTTGTACTGCCCGTCGACCTTGCCTATAACTGGGAAACCGCAATCGCCGTGACTGCATTGGTAATCAGAGAGAATAGATATGGGCAGATAAACGTCAGGTTTTTTAGAGCCGTCAACACTCGAATACTGCAAAAAGGCATGAGGGAGGTTTCTGACAGTACCGACAATGCCCTTGGAAACCCCGTCAAACCTGACCATCTTAATATCGCGGAACTCAGCTCTATGAACAAACTTCTTCGCAGGTATATGAAAGTCAGTCATGTTTTTCTTTGGCGGGACCTTCGAACCACAGCTATAGTAAAGCCAGTCAGAAAGTAATCCCTGTTCATTCTCGCAGGGCAATATAAAATCCCAAGAAAAACTCATCTTGTACTCAGTCAACTTGTCTCCATCTCCCCTAACTGTCAAGGTAAAGGGAGTCCCGTCTGGTATCCAACGGTCCGACGTCGCACTCGTCCTGAAAAAGTGGGTCACTGTCCTAAAAACATTACCTTGCACGAAAAAGCAACCAACTTTAGCTCCTGCCCTCTCGATGTATCCACAATTTTCTGCTATTTTGCGAATAACTCCTTCATCAGTCGCAGTGTCTTGGTTATGTCTAACAATAGGTTGATAGCGTGGCCTTGCTAAAACGTTGGGCCTCCTCTTCTCATGATTAGCACTGTATTTGGTTGCCATATGACTCTCATGACTCGACTCAGTAAAAAACTTAAAAGCATTAAGACACATAGCAACCGTCGTCGCAGTAGCTGTAATTGCTGCCAAGACCTTAAATGGATGTCCTGCAATCAGTTGCATGACTTCAAGAGCCCCAGACACCATTGCTTTCTTAAACCTCTCAGTATAGTCCTTCAAGGAACTAGGGCGAACATAGACCGTTGTTGCTCTCTCACTGAGAAACATCCCGGCTCTAATGGCTAAATCATCATCCACCAAAGCACCTCCCGTGAACTCATCCTGGAAGGCGTAGAATTCAGAAGGATTGCAAGTATCACGGGCCTGAGAGG